CGTCGCTTGGGCATCACTCCCCCTCGTATCTGTAATCAACCTGCGGCACCCAGCCTGTTAGCGCTTCTGCTTTGGTGTAATCAACATGAATCATCTTGTTGCTGGCGTCCTGGTCCACGACATACGGTGCGATGCCGTAGCCTGTCTCCTGGTGCAATTCGTGCGCAATCATCCGACTGAAGAGCACCCGAGCGAAGTAGCTCTCATCCGTAACCCTGCCCGATGTCTCCAGTGCGTCCGCCACGATCTCGCGCAGTTCGCTACCGCCCCAGTGTGAGTACAGGTAAACGCCCTGCCCGTTGCTGTAAGTAATCTTGATGTTGTTTCGGTCCCCCATTACTCTCTCCAATCATTCTCGATAACGACACAATCTTGTGCCCTGTTGTCCTCCGGTACTCGTGTTGCGTATATCCAGCCCCTCATCCCCCGTTCACTCAGCTCCCCACACTTCTGACACTCCCAGCTCCAATAAGGCTTGTTCACCTGCTGCCACTCGTGATCCACATAGAACACCGTGCGCTCTGACATCACTCCCCCTTGTCCAGCATCAGCTGTCCCGGCCCGTTGCCCTCCTCGTCTCGCATCGGCACGACTAGGTTGCCGTCATCCAGTTGGATTACCACACCGGGTTCACCGTGCCACATGAATAGCTCCATCTCTTCCGGGAACATTGACCGCAAGTCCACTATCTTGCGCCCGATTAGGGCTGCGTACTCCCCCCGGTAATATCTGGTCATCCGTGCCGTCTCCGCAACGCTCATCCCTATCCCCTCACCGTTCCGTTGTTCACCTTGTCTCGCCACTCCCTGGCGTATGTTTCGTCCTCGTCTAGTGGCGTTAGCATCCGGAATAATCGCTTGGGAATGTCCGTGGCGTATGGCCCGGCTCCCTCGTCGTTGTCCTTGATATAGAACATCCCTTCACTCTTGGCCCGGTTGCTCGTCATTGCCAGCAAAGCCCTGACCTTGCCAGTCTCCTTGATCTTGACTGCCATCCACCAGTTACTCCGTGCCTTGGTGCCCGGAGCAATATCCAGCACCTCGATAGCATCCCAGGTGTATTGGCGCTTCAGCCACTCCCTCACCTTCTCCGTCGTGTCTACTTCGTAATACCCCACCGGGTGTCCCGTCGTTCCCATTACTCTCCCCTATCGTGGTCGCCGGTCATCATTACCTCCGCGTAAAACTCCGCGTAGTTTGGATCGTTCTCCCTGTTGCTCATCACTCGTACCCCTCAATCGTTAGCGTGTCGTCGTCCGTCATCAGGTGGTCCGCCCAGTCGTGCATTCCCACCGTGTAAGCAATCGGGTCCGTGTCCTTCAGCGCTCGTGCCGTGTCGTACTCCATGCCGGCAATTGTCACCGTGCCGTAGGACTCGTCCAGCATCTCCTTGTAGCTCTCTTCCAGGTCGTACTCTGTCCAGCGTGTCATTACTCTCCCCCTACTCTAATGAAGTGGATCCGTCCGTTCTCCAGCAGCACCGGCCTGCCCCGGCATTCTTCGCACACCGCGCGCCATCCGTCATCGGGCACCCATTGGATCGTGGTGTCCCGCGTGTCCTTACGGCAACTGTCGCATGTTTCCAGCATATTCCCTATCTCCCTCGCTGTGTTTCGGTTGGTGTAATACAGACTTTAGCATAGACTTTTGGTGGTGTCAAATCGTTTTTCGCGTGGCGTGTCGCGCTGGTGCTTGCCTGCTTGCCAATGAATAGGCGGATCGTGCAGGCAGAGATCCCCGTGTTACTATAAGAGAATACTATAATGTTATTATACTATTATAGTAGTATAGTAGTAGCGTTATATAAGCGCCGTAATATCGTATTGCCAGTGAGTCTGCTCGGTGCCCAGATCGTTCCAGATAGGTCTGGCAGCAGACAGTTTTATCCCGCGCTGTTCGATCTCGTCCGGCGTGAGGGTAATCGGTGGTAAGCCGTGCTTTTCCCGTTGTTCCGAGAATGCCCGCGTAATTATGCCGGCCGTCATTTCTTCCAGCGAGCGCCGGCATAGAGCGCGCGTAGGCGTTTCGTTGTAGCGCGTAGCCATATTGTAGGTGGCTATCGTGCGCCTTCGTAATCTAGGCATAGTTGTCCCCTTCGATTATTCTGCTGCGAGCATCGATCTACTTGGTAGGCGCGACCCATCGCACCTTCACGGCCGTGGCGCGTGAGTCATAGCGACCGGTTAGCTTTTCCCCCCGTGTGGCTGCATACCCCTTAGTGTTCCAACCGTTACGGCTTTTGGTGCGCGGTTTAGCGATACTGTCATGTGTGGTGTTCACATTGTCCCCTATCTTGTGGTGTGGTAACACCTTACCATCAAACCCTATGATTTAGCTGAGTGTTACCTAGCTGTTTTTCTTTTTCGTTATGTCCCCCATTATACACAGCTACCCTATGAATTAGCTGAATTAGACCGGTATTTGGTAACGGAATGGTAACGGTTATTTTTCGATCCGAACAATAAGCGGAACGCGCGCGCGCGAATAGCACACCCCCCCTACCCACGTCAAGGGGACACGCCGGCCGTTATCAAATTGTTACTGTCAAGGCGACACGCCGAATGTTACCGGATCGTTATTGTCAAGCCGACACGCCGGCGGCAGGGAGATCGTTACCTAATCGTTATCTTGTTTTTGGGCACCATGCCCACCTTACTAAAAAAAATTGCCGTTGTCAATAGGCGTTACCAAATCGTTATAAAATCGCTTTCGCGGCGCTTGCCGATAATTGTCAAGCCGACACGCCGGGCCGTTACCAAATCGTTATAAAGTTTTTGGGGTCGTCTAGTTCTCCGTCCGCACGACGGCTCCAGGCTGCGGATCGTGATCCCCGGCTTTTGATCACCGGGGATCGTGATCCCCTATCTCACCAGATCCCTAAGTCACTCGCCACGGCTAGCAGATACACCAGGCAGAATGTCCCTAGCAGGACGCGCTCTCCGCGCCTTGTTATCTTCACGCTGGCACCTCTTGTCTGCCGTGGCACACCGGACAGAATGGCGTGCAATCGTAGGCACCTTGGTGCTCCGGGCATTCCCTCATCAGTCCGTCACTCTCCAGTTCACCAGGTCGCCACGCTCTTTTAGCTCTTGATAGAACACCATCACGCTATCGTAGTGTTCCGGGTCGTAGGCGTAGGTGACAGTTTCGCCCGTCTTCGTTGTTGTGATTACCTGCATTGTTTCCCCTATCGTTGTGGGCCGGGAGAGTGTCCCCCGGCCCGGCTGCATTCTGCTAGTTGTCAATTCCGGCTAGGTCGCCGGGAATGGTGAGGGTGTCGTAGTCACCGTTTCCGATGATTTCGTCGATCCACCTAATCGTTAGCTTGTCCATTTCGCCTTCCCTATCTGCCGGCCCCTTGCCGGCTATGTCATAACACTAATACATACAGGACGGCAGCACAAGCCCAGACACCACCAATTTGTAATGCCCTTCTCCGTGTCAAGGCGACACGCCGATCCGTTACTAAATCGTTACCAAACAATTCTCAGCTTTACAAATACGATCTTTTCAGTACCGTCCACCCGCATGAATTTTTTTTTTCAATTTCGGAATCAGGTAACAGGCATCTCAGCCCAAGAGACGATCTCTTCCTCTTTCACCAGATAGTTGAAAAAGTCCGTGGCGGTCTGACGTAGCTCATCGGGGAACTCGTATTCGCGGATGATGTCATCCTGTTGCATCTCAATAATTATCATGGGCTACAATATAACCCATGGAGCTGGAGCGGACTAACCTTGATGACAAGCTGTTGTCCCTTGCGCGGAAGTCCCCTGCCGAGATTGCGGAAGCTACTGGCCTGGACCCCAAGTATGTTGCCGAGCGAATTTCTCACCTGCTCGACAGCAAGGATTGGTTGACCGACCGCCAAGAGGAACGACTGCTGCTCATCGAGGCTTCTGACCTAAAGGATCGTGCGTTCGGTATGTTGCACGATGTCGGACCGCAAGAGTTCGCCGGGGTAGCTAACGTTGTGTTGAAAAGCCTCCGGTTGGTGAGTGAGCGTCTGGACGCTAGGCGCAAGCTGGTGGATGACGACATTCAGAAGATTACGGCCTCGCACGCCAAGATATTCGCACAGGCGTTCGATGTGGCACTGGCTTACATTGTGGCGGGGTTCAAAGCATTCGAAGGTGTTCCCAGCGATGACGATGTGGACGATCTCGTTGAACAGGGACTCAAGCGTGCGGGAAGTGTTTTAGATGCCAACATATTTGGATGATGTCCTCAATGGTGCCATCGGGGAGATGCGGGAGAAGAGCAAGCTCCGGTTGTATCAGGAGGACCCGAACGCTTGGCTGCATGACGTGCTGGGTAAACGGTGGTATTCCAAACAGCTCGAAATCGTAGAAAATTTTTTAAGTAATACGCGGACGGCAGTCAAGTCGGCTAACGGGTGTGGGAAGTCCGCTGTGGTGGCAGACCTTATTACTTGGCTTATCGCAACGAGGGAGCCCAAGGAGACGTTGTGCATTATCTCCGCGCCCACGCTGTCGCAGATTCAGAAGGTGATCTTCGCGTACCTCAAGGCGAACAAGGGTTTGGCTGAGGTGCGGGGCAACCCAGTGCCGGGTCGCATTACAGAAACTCTGGACTGGAAGTTGGATACGGAGTACGGCCAGGAGTTCTTGGCGTTTGGTAAGCGCCCCAGCGACCAGGACATTGTGAGTTCGTTCCAGGGAACAAGGAAGCTCAATACGTTCGTGTTCCTCGACGAGGCTGGTGGTTTGCCGCCGGAGATGTTTACTGCTGCGGAATCGGTGATGACTTCTATGGGTTCGAAGATTCTTGCGATCGGCAACCCTGACCGTAGAGGTACAGAGTTCCACCGCATCTTCACCGACCCGCGGTTGATGCAGGACTGGTCACTCAATAGTATTAGCGCGTTTGATTTACCAACGTTTACGGACGAAAGTGTTTATAAGGATGAGGCCCACCAACAGAAGTTGTTGGATGGTTTAACCTCCGTCGAGTGGGTGGAGCACAAGAAACGTGCTTGGGGCGAGGACTCTGCTCGCTACAAGGCTAAGGTGCTGGGTGAGTTCCCGGACGAAGCGGACAACACGTTCTTTACGCAGAAAACTATTGACGCTGGTTTCGATACGGTTATCGAGTCAGATGATGCGATTAGGCCAACGCTCGGGCTTGACGTTGCACGCTTTGGTTCGGACGAGAACGTGCTGTATGAAAACCGTGGCGGGAGGGTGCGTTGCATCGATCGCTGGTCCAAGCTAGACTTAATCGAAACAGCAAGGAGGGTACATGACCACGGACAAAGACTTGTGGCAGGTGTTATCAACATTGACGTTAACGGTGTGGGTGGGGGTGTTGTTGACGCTCTGGTTCGTCTGGACGATTTTAATGATTCCGTTTATGATATTGGCGCTATTAATGGATCTCATGCTTCGCCTGATTCGGCGCGGTGGACGAACGCAAGGGCGTGGCACTATGACACGTTCCGAGAACTCCTTGCAAACGGGCGCTTGGACCTAGACTACGACGACACCACACTGCGTGACGAGATGATAAGCCAGACTTATAAGTTCAGCCAGCGTGGTTCTATCACTATGACAAGTAAGGATGACATGCGACGAAGCGGTGTGTCCTCCCCTGACTCCTTGGATGCTGCCATCCTCTCCACCATCTCGCACGAGTCGGAAGGTCCCCGACCGGGTGACATTGTGCAGATGGAAGAGGTTATCCAGGAGCACCCGTTCTATACCGCTTCTTACTGGTAAGATTATTACATGGGTATTTTCGATAGGTTTACTGGCGCTTCTGACGAATCTGTAGAACTTTTAGAGCAGATTCAGGAGCTTTCTCAAAACAACCAAATGCTAGCCGAGAGCTACTCGGCCCTTGCTCGCGCAACACTGGAGTTCGACGAGCAGGGTTGGTCACCACTGAATCAGTTCTCGCAGACCGCTATGCGACTGGAGGATGTGAAGGTTGTGGCCCGACAGGCTCGGAGGCAGACAGCATCTAACCCAGTACTCAAGCGCGGTGCCATGCTGCGCTCGAGCTATGTGTTTGGCAAGGGTTATAAGATGTCCTCACGGAACCGGCCGCTTCCGCCCCGGTTCATGGACATCATTAATGACCCAATCAACCAGAAGGTACTCTTTAGCGAAGGAGCGTCGAAGAAGAATGAACGATCCCTATTTACTGACGGGAATTTCTTTGTCCGTTATGACCGTCGCAATCGTCGTTTCTCTCGTGTTCCCCTAGACGAGATCACGGGTTGGGCCACCGACCCAGACGACCCGGAGATTATCCGGTACTACCTGCGCGAATATGAGATGCGTCAACCGGTAACGGACCCGTATAGCAATTACACTGCGGAAACCCGCAAGGTCTGGTACCCGTTGGATTACACGAGTAATCCGGTGGCGCAGATTAACAACATCCCGGTTGACCGTAACTTTGTCATTATTGACACCAAGGCCAACGACGAGACCGGTGGACTGTGGGGTCTGCCCGACTCGCTGCCCGCCTTGCCGTGGTCGTGGGCTTACTCGGAGTACCTCAAGGATGGCTCGAAGATGCTGAAGGCTCTTTCGGGTATCGCTTGGCAGGTCAAGACCAAAACAGCTAAGGGTGGAGCGAACATCTCCTCCAAGCTCATCAACAACAAAGAGGTGGCGGCCACAGCGGTTACCGGCTCTGACATTGAGCTAAACGCTATGCCCCGCAATAACACCATTGACTTGGCCACGGGACGCCCGTTGGCCGCTATGGCGGCTACAGCCATGGAGGTTTCGGTAGAAGCACTCCTGTCTGGCCCTGGTGCCGAAGGTGGCGGGGGAACTCAGGTTCTCGACCAGTCCACCCTGAACGCTGCTTATGCACGCCAGGGTAACTGGGAGGACTTCTTTGTCCGGGTGTTGCGTGTGATTGGCGTGCCCGACCCCAGCGTTACGTTCAACAACATTATTGTGGACCCTGCTTACCGCACGATCCAGTCGCTTGGTCAAGCGTGGATGACCGGACTCTTCGGCACCGATGTTATGCAGGCCGCCATGGCGGAGCAGTTGGGTATCGAAGCACCCGGTCCAGTGCCCTCCGGAGCCCAGGTTCCTAACAATGATGGCAGTGCGCCTAGTGGCGGAAGAACTCTTGGCTCTGGCGACCCGAACAACGTTGCAACTTCGCAAGGCAACTCGGGTGCCGGGCTTGACGATCTATCAGACGGTGATAATAATCCAAGGGACCTACAAAACAATCCACGATAATAAATCGTGATAATATTGTTACATGGCAAATTTGTTCACGGAGTCTGGTTCTGCCCCTGTTAAATCCGGCAACAACTGGCGTGCTGTTCTTATCACCCCGGGCAAAGGGTCTTCAGGTGTGTACACCGAAGCAATGCTCAAAGAGTATGGCCCGAAGGCTTTCAAGAAGGGCACGCACTCTTATGTCGATCACCCTCGTAGCGAGGAGGACATTCGCTCACCCAAGAATCTAATCGGTGTTTTAGCTGAAGACGCTCGCTACGAAAAGGGAGTTGGGCTTGTTGCCGAACTAGAGGTCATGCCACACTGGAAAGAGTTCGTGGAGGCGGTTGCTCCGCACACGGGTCTTTCTATCTACGCCATGGGAGAAGGAAACTACAACGACGACGGTGAAGTTGTTGTTGAAAATCTTATCCCCCACACTCAGAACTCCGTTGACCTGGTATCATACCCAGGTCGTCCAGGTTCAAAGCTTGCCGACAAGTTGTACGAGCAGGCAGTGTCCATGCTCGAGTACGACAAGGACAAGAAGAAAAAGAAAAAGCTCGAAGAAGAGCTGCCGGATGCTTATCGCCCGGCAACCTCGTCTGACGTTCCGGAGGGTAGAGCCTGCGGTAACTGCATGTTTTTCAACGAGAACAATCTCGATGAAGATGGTAACGCTTTCTGCGAGAAGTGGAAAGACTATGTGGCTGGCGGCGCTTACTGCGACGCCTGGAAAGCCGCTGAAGAAGCTTCCGCTCCCATGAGCGGTAAGGAAGGTACTGCTGCTACAACAGCCGCAGCGACCGAATCTAACAAGAAAGAGGAACACATGGAACTCAAGGAATTGAGCGACCAGATTGCGGACCTGCCCAACGTGGTAGCCGCTGCTGTCGCAGAAGCCCTTGCGCCTGCCGTGGAGACCGAAGAGAAGGAAGAAGTAGATGTTGCGGCTGTAGCTGAGGCTATGGTTGAAGCTGACCTTCCCGAGGTTTCACGCAAGGCCGTTTACGAGTCTCTTCGCGCCGGTGCTGACCTGGCTGAGTCCATCGAAAGCCAGAAAGCTTTTGTGGAGTCCGTGAAGTCGCACTTCAAGGAGGAAGCTGTTGCTTCCGCCAAGGTTGAGGACGAGGCCGTTATTGTCAACACTCAGGAGAGCGCACCTCGCCTTTCTGAGATTCTCAACGTGAAGGTTGGTGCCTAATGGCTCTGAATGAAGTTTACGCAAACGGAGAGTCGCTNAACTACGTCGTCCCCGCAGCCACCGTTTCTGGTGACTTCGTGGTCCTCGGCGGAATCGTTGGTGTTGCAGAGACCAGTGCAGAACTGTCTGCTGACACCAACTACTACGCAACCCTGCGCCACATCGGTGTGTTCATTGGAACCACCGCTGACGCTGTTGCGGTTGGTGACGCTATCTACCTTGCGAGCGAGGCTACTCGCGGTACCGCTTTGACCACGACCAGCACTGACAACGAACTCGTTGGCTACGCTATCGAGGCCAAGGGTGCCGTTGCGGGTAACGTCAAAGTTCGCATCAATAACTAAGAATAGGTGATTATCTAATGGCAAACATTAAAGTTGTTGAGCAGGAAATCGCCAAGATCGAGGAGCGTTCGACCGCGCGTCAGATTGAAGCCGCAAAGCTTCTNACTAACGCAATGGCCGGNGACATCCGCGCGAAGGTGATGCTTCAGGAAGGAATCTCCTCCTCGGACATTCCCACCGTTCTGGAGCCTGCTATCAATGTTATTTTCCTTGCACAGTACGCAGCTGAGCAGAACGTGTGGAACCAGATTGCTGACGAATACCAGACCGACAACTTCGGTACTATTCGTTTCGGTGACTTCCAGGTTGACCCAAGCGATCTGACCAGCAACGCTGGTGAGGAATTCATCTCGGGTGGTCTGCCCAAGGTTGGCGAGTACGAAGAGTACCCCGCCGTTTCCTTCACGACCACTCAGCTGGACAAAGACTTCGACGGCAAGCACGGTGTTCGTGCCCGCATGTCGTGGGAGTCGCTGCGTCGCACGGGTAACTTCGACATGATCGGTCAGATGACCGCGAAGTTCGCTCAGTACGCTGCACGTCAAGAAGACCTGGCTCTCGCCAAGTTGTTCGTTACCTCCGCTGGTGCGGTTGGTTCGGGCTTCTCGGGCAAGGGACTCGCTTCGAACCCAGCCCTGACCCTCGACGCTCTCGAGACCGCTATGGCCTCTTCGCGCGAAGACACCGTTGGTGGCAACCGCGTGATTGCGAACAACTACAAGCTCGTTTACGGCACCTCGCTTGCGATGACCGTCCGCGAACTGTTCGCTATCCAGCAGATCGAGCGCACCACTGGCTCCGACGTTCGCATCATGAACCCCTCGTTCATCACGTCTCCCTTCAACCCCATCGAGTTCAATGCACTCGACACGGTTTCCGGTGGACAGACTGACGCATGGTGGTTCGTGGTTCCGGACCTGAACACCCGTCCGTACTTCTGGGAGGTCTTCCTCCAGGGTTCGCGTACGCCTCTCATCTCCATCAAGGACAACGGACACTTCGCCCTCGGTGGCGGAGAGGTGCCCGTCCGCGACGGAAGCTTCGACGAGGATGACGTGCAGACGCGCGTNCGCCACGTTGTTGAGGCTTACAACATCACTCAGGACGGACTCCGTTACTCCACTGGAGCCGGCTCCTAAGTAGCCAAAAGAATTACCCCCGGGCGTAAGTGCTCGGGGGTTTTTCTTTTGTTACGATAGATGAACCAGCTTCCCCTCCTGCTGGGCGAACCCCACACCGTTGAGCGAACCCCCTTCCCTCTGCTCCGGTGTGGGGTTCTTTTATGCGCTAAAATAGAGTCATGGCTAATACTGGTGTTGCACCCCCCAATTTCTCTACAGACGTAGGCAAGGTTCGTGCTTTGCTTGGTGACACTGACCCGACGGATGTTGCCGCCGGTGAGGGTACTTACATGTACTTTAGTGACGATGAGATTGGCGCTTTCCTCACAATGTATGGGGACAACGCTAAGCTTGCCGCTGCCCGCTGCCTGGAGACCATTGCGGGCTCCCAGGCGCTTCTCCTCAAGTCTTGGTCCTCGGATGACCTCACGGTCAATGGTGACAAGATTGCTGAATCCCTGCGCAAGCTGGCTGCACAGCTCCGTGAGGAGGCGTTGCAGGAAGAGTCAAACGAGTACTTCAACATGATTGCTATGTTCATTGATGACAATGATGACGGTCAGGCCGACGAGTACCCATGGTGGAATAACTAATGGCCATATCCAAAAGCGCGCCTATCGACTTTGCTGCAATCGCCACGGAAATGCGCGACATAGTTGCGCGCTGGTACAACGGTGAGATTGAAATTATTGATCCGAATCTGCGGGAGCAGTCTTGGGACATGGCGACTAACACCTACGACACCACAAGTGAGGTTGTCCTGTATTCCGGAAGCGCCCGCATACAGCCTCTAAGAGAGGCCAGGACGCCCGATATTGGCATTGCCCAGGGTGCGATTCATGGCGTAAGAATTCAGGTCCCCTACGACGCTTCTGTGGGCTTTATACGCAAGGGCCTACAGGTCAGGGTAACTAACGGTGGCGAGGATGCCATCCTTGAAGATTTAAAGTTTGTTGTCAAGTCCGCCATCAATTCTTCCTACGGTTGGAACAGAACAATCGAATGTGAAGTAGACGTAAAGTCGGTTGAGTAATGGTCTTTGCTAACTACGGAATTTCAATTGACGTTGAGGCACTTCTGAAAAAAGCCAACGCTATTCCTAGCATTGTTGCGCAGGAAGCTGAGGCAATGGCCACGGAGATGGCTGAGTTTGGCGAGAATGAAATGAAAGCAATCATCCTTACAAGTGGCACTCCGTTTAGCGATGCCGCAAGGCGGGCTGGAATTAACAAGGGAACCGGCAGGTATCGCACGGGCCAGATGTACAACGCGGTAAAGTCTAGGGTAATCAGGTCTGGCACGGACGTTCGTGCCGAGTACGGGTGGATTGGCAAAATACGCAAGTACTTTGTGTATCAAGATCAGGGTTTCAAGAACAGGTTCCTGGCCTCTTACAGCTCATCAGGAAGTCTGAAGGTAAACCAAGGCTCTCCGGTTGTTAGATTGAATCCTAATGGTGGCTACAAGAATACGCAGGGGATGTTTGCCTTGAGGGACTCGCAGAAGTCTGTTGAAAAAGAATTGCCCAGATTGCTCAAAAAATACAGAACAAGAATAACCAAGAGAGTCAATAGGGGTGAAGCATAATGTCTGGAATTGATTTAGTTGAATATCAAGATGAGATAGCGGCGCATATCGCTTCCGCGTTTCCAAATTACGAAATCATAGAAGACGAAGTTTTTGACGACGAAAGTATCGCTAGGCTTCAGCAAAAGACCAAGCCCTTTATTGTTATTCGCTGGAGCGGCGCAACGAGGAATGTCAATAACGCCTCGGTTGCGGGCGTCAGGTACGATGAGTACATTTCTGACTTTGACATTATCGCCGCCGCCCCGGCTCCAAAAATTGCCCGTCAGTTGCTAAATTATTTTATGGACGCTTTGATTGGGCACAGAATATCAAACGGGTATCAGTTGACCCCAACCACTGGCCAGTCAGTCTTTCCAGCTACGGAAAACGACTCTTCGCCCAAGCTTTACCTGGGCATCGGCACGCTCGAATTTAGATTTAGCGCCTCTGACCCAACCTCGTATATTACCCCATAGATGGTGGTAAACTAGGTATATGGTACTTGCTCTCAATACTGTCTCTGGACAGGTCTCCGACGTTCCACCAAAGATGCTAGTTCACCCACACTTTGGGAAGTATCTTGTACCCGTCGAGGAAGGTACGAAATCGTACAATCCTGAAATGTACACCGGTGGAACGGTAGAGGAAAAAGCGGAGCAGCGTCCTAACAAATCCTTTTTTGGATTCACCAAGAAAGACAACTCCGAAGATAATATCGATATTGAGGATGAAAACTAATGGCTAACACCAGAATGTATCGTGCGAACGTTACGTTTTGTCTTGCAAGGCCAGAAGCATTTGCGGACCGCACGGCTCCGACTGCTGCTGAGCTGAACGGTGCCCTGGTATACAACATTACCTGTGCGCTCAACGAAGACGGAACGACGTTCACGCTGGGCGATTCGGACACAGACGACTCGGTTACTTTTTGTGACGAGGGCAATGTTTCGACCCCGACTTTTTACAACCCCGAGGTAGTGTTCGAGTCCTTCCGCGACGCCGACACTTCCGCAACTGGAGAATTCAACGAGGCACTTGACCTCATGGCTTTCCCCGACATTGAGTACATCGCGATCATGCGCGTTGGCGGTCTGAGCACAGACGCTTTCGCAACAGGTGACCGCATCAAGATGGTCGCAGTGAAGACCGACTATGGCATCGACGTTCTCGGAAACGGTGAGAACGTTCGCTTGAGCCAGTCCTTCTTTGCTAACGACTTCGTTAACTGGAACTACGAGGTGGCTGCATAATGACTGACATTAAGGTACCCGGTAGNGGTAACATCCGCGTATGGTGGGGAGCCACCAATGCGTTTGCCGACTACAAGAACCCCACGGCCGCTGAGATNAACGCTTGCTTGGACATCTCCGACGCTGTTTCTTGGAACGACTTCGACTTCAACCTCGAAGCATCCAANCAGCTNGAAGACCCNGCAATCACGNCTCTCGGNAAAACCTTTGACCGTGGTTTCGCTAACTGGGGTGGAAGCATNTCCTTCTACTACCCAAACAGCTTCGACGACGCAAGCAGCAAGTACTCGCAGGTCTANGACACGCTTGACGCACCCCGCACTTCGGGATACGTTGTCATGCGCGTTGATGGCGAAGAGACCACCACGTCCGCTGCTGACGGCGACTTCGTGCACGTTCTCAAGGTTATGACTGACGGATACGCAGAATCAGTAACCGGTGAAGAGGCATTCCGCTACACCGTTACGATGCTCGCACAGGGTGACCTCGCGGTCCGCACCTGCGTGGGTGGCGGAACCCCAGTGGTTACCCCCTCCACCCTTGCCAGCTCCGCTGGTGACCACGACCAGCTTGCTGTGACGTGGGGTGGGCGTGTGTACACCAACGGTGTTGAGTACACCACGAGCGACGCAAGCGTTGCAACAGTTTCGACCGGAGGCGTTATCACCTCTGTCGCAGCTGGAACCGCAACCATCACGGCAACTTCGCCTGATGCCAACACTGGAACTTGCGCGGTAACAGTTTCCTAATTTCCCAGGATAAGAGAAGCCCCCACTTCGGTGGGGGTTTTTCTTTGCCTGTGGTAATATTTAGCACGAACAAGGAGGAACATGTCCGATCAAGATGACATCCGCGAAGCAGTAGACGAGGCCAAAGCGCCCGGCACTTTTAATATTATTGAGGTTTTGACCAATAGGGCCTATCCGGAATCTGTAGTAAATGTGATTCTTGACGAGTCTTTGGCGTATGAAGCGGCAATGGTCAAAG